ATCAAGATATGTTTATACATTAAGAGAATGTCAATTTTATTTCGATAAAATGCCACTACCAAATGAGATAGATATGGGTGATCAAGGCCCACAAATGTTTGAAAATTATCAATTAAATTTCGATTTCAAATATTCAAGTGTGAAGCTAGAAAGATTTGTACCAAACGGAGATTGGGGTAACTATGTCGGAATCGACGGTGGTTCTATTTGGAAAGTTGGTAATAAAGGAACTAGAAATTCAAGAGGTCAAACAGGATCACAAGAGCTTTCAACTCCAAAGTTCTTCACAATTGGACCTGATAACGAAAACTATGCCTACTATCCAAATTTAAAAATAAATGGTGAAGAAAAACCATATATAATGGCAGTCTATGGTCCAGAAGCAGACCAACCAGATTTCTTTCCTTTATCTAAACCGAAAAGTTCAGAAGGAACACTTGGTAAAAAAAATGAAGGAACAGGTGGTCAAAATTTAGCCGAAACCGGAGCAGGAAATGATGGTAAGGTAGAACAAGGAACTACAACTACAACAGGTGGTGGTGATATACCGGGTGGTGGAACTATACCAAATGGTGGAGCAGGTTCAGGTCCAACACTTGATGATCTTAAAAAGCAGTCTGAGCAAGCAGTTCAAAGTTCAAAAGAACAAGCTGAAATTAAATCAGTTCAAGAGACTACTTCATCACAAAAGAAAACCACATTTGGTAGTGTACAAGCTGAATTAAGTAACATATCACTTAATAACGTAACTAAATCAATAGGCACCCCTTTGAGTCAAATTGTTGCTAATAAAAGTATATCTTCAGATATAGTTTCTGGTAAATTCTTTGACAAAATGGGTAGTCTTAAAATTGAAGACTCTCTTAAAGGATTATCAGGAGGTGGGCTTAGTAACCTGACATCTGGATTAGGAGGTGATTTATTAGGAGGATTAAGTGGAGGATTAAGTGGATTGAAATCAGCAATACCATCTTTAGATTCTGTTAAAAGTAAATTTTCAGAAGCAAAAACTCAAGCAAAAAGTGGATTCTTTGATATTAGAGGTAATCTTAAATCTAGTTTGACAGATGGAGCTAGTAAACTAAAAAGCGGTGGTGGATTATTTAGTGGTCTTAGCGAACAAGCTGACGGCCTACTTGGTGGTCTTAAATCAAAAATAACAAGTGCTGTCCCATCCTTAGATTCTGTAAAAACTAAATTTTCGGAAGCAAAAACTCAAGCAAAAAGTGGATTCTTCGATATCAGAGGAAATCTTAAGTCTAGTTTGACAGATGGAGCTACTAAACTAAAAAGCGGTGGCGGTTTGTTTGGTGGATTAAGCAACCAAGCAGAAGGTTTATTTGGTGATCTTAAATCTAAAATAACAAGCGCGGTTCCTTCACTAGACTCGGTTAAAACTAAGTTTTCGGAAGCCAAAACTCAAGCGAAAAGTGGATTCTTCGATATTAGAGGAAATCTAAAATCAAGTCTTACGGATGGTGCTAGTAAACTAAAAAGTGGTGGTGGTTTGTTTGGTGGATTAAGCAACCAAGGGGAAGGACTACTTGGTGGTCTAACTTCTAAAATAAAAGGTGCTGTTCCATCTTTAGATTCTGTAAAAACTAAATTTTCGGAAGCAAAAACTCAAGCAAGCACTGGATTCTTTGATGTTAGAGGAAATCTAAAATCAAGTCTTACGGATGGAGCTAACAAATTAAAAGGCGGTGGTTTATTTAGTGGACTTAGTGACCAAGCAGAAGGTTTATTTGGTGATCTTAAATCTAAAATAACAAGCGCTGTTCCTTCACTAGATTCTGTAAAAACTAAGTTTTCAGAAGCAAAAACTCAAGCGAAAAGCGGATTCTTTGATATTAGAGGAAATCTAAAATCAAGTCTTACGGATGGTGCTACTAAACTAAAAAGTGGTGGTGGATTATTTAGTGGTCTTAGCGAACAAGCTGACGGCCTACTTGGTGATCTTAAATCAAAAATAACAAGTGCTGTTCCTTCACTAGACTCGGTTAAAACTAAATTTTCTGATGCGAAAACTCAAGCAAGCACCGGATTCTTCGATATCAGAGGAAATCTTAAGTCTAGTTTGACAGATGGTGCTACTAAACTAAAAAGTGGTGGTGGTTTGTTCGGTGGATTAAGCAACCAAGCAGAAGGTTTATTTGGTGATATTAAATCTAAAATAACAAGCGCGGTTCCTTCACTAGACTCGGTTAAAACTAAATTTTCTGATGCAAAAACTCAAGTAAGCAACGGTTTCTTTGATGTTAGAGGAAATTTAAAATCTAGTTTGACAGAAGGAATTGGAAACAAAATACTAACATCCTTTGATATGGCAGTAGATGATGCAAACTCTTTAACAGACCAAGTTTCTAAGAAGAAAAATGACACTGTAAATTTAGTTAAAGGTTTACTTAACAAAGAAGTAGAAGAGTCTAAAAATAACATTGGTGGTCTTATCAATATTGATAGTCTTAAAGAAAAATTCTCAAATGCTAAAGAAATTCCAAATAGTTCTTTCTTTGATGTTAGAAGTCAAATATCTGGTGAAAAAGGAAAAGACACTAGTTCTCTTAATTTAAGAAAAAATCTGTTGAACAACACAATAGATAAAATATATAATACTTCAAAAACTGGAACATCACCGATAAAAACAAACACGCCACCTCCAACTTCATTCTTTGATTTGAAAAATCAATTAAAAGATTTCTTAGGCGGAACATTAGGTGATAAATTAACAGAGTAATGAAAGAAAGAAAAGTTGAGCAGGGTAAAACCTATGTAGGTGTAGTAGAAGATAATCTAGATCCCAACAAAGAGGGTAGATTAAAGATTAGAATTGTGGATGTTTTTGACGAGGCTAAAACCGAAGATATACCTTGGGCATCACCTTGGAAAGATTTAGCAGGTGGCCAAATAGGAATTCCAGAAAAAGGTAAAGTAGTTATTTGTGTTTTCGAACAAGGTGATTCTTATAAACCAGAATACATCTCGACCGAACACTGGAATATAAATCTTGAAAATAAGTTGAAAGGACTTTCAGATACTGACTATACTTCAATGAAGTCAGTTATTTTTGATCACAAAACTCAGATTTATTCAAATGATAGCGAAGGTCTTAAAATGGACTATAAGTTCAACAATGTGAATATAAAAAGCAATGGTATAAACATAAATCTTAAAGATAATGGAGGACTTGTGAATATAGGAGACTCCACGGCAAATCAACAAGCCATATTAGGAAACCACTTTCTAAGTTGGTTTGATTCATTTATTGACGCTTTAATGAATAATACCGCTTTTTTAGGAAATGCAGGAGCACCGGTTATATCCAATCCAGCATTGATACGAATACTCGGTCAGTATAAAGCTCAGAAAGATTCAACATTTCTATCACACCATGTAAATATTGTAGATAATAATAAAGTTTCAACAGTTAAATTGGATAATAGAGAAGAAATAGCTCAGTCGGGTGATACTTGGAAATCAACTAAAACAGAAAATACACTTACATCAACTTCAACAGAAACTAATAAACCAGTTGAAGGAGAGAAACCACCTTATGATGAAAAACATGTAGAACCGCCTACTGATAAACCGGGAGTTTCACCAACAGTGCAACCACCAACGAAGCCAGTTGAAACACTTCCTGAAAAATCATCACCAGAGTCCAATAAAAAGATTGAGAAGTTAATATGGTTTCTTAAAAATAAAAACTACACAATTTATGAAGTTAATTTTCAACTAAATATCGTAGCATTTCGTTCAAAAAATCAAGTCAAAGACGAAGAAAATAGTAATGTGACAAATTTATTTGATGAAGAAATTTGCGTCTTTTATAAAAACGAGAAAGGAAATTGGGAAATATTTGAATACTCTATCACAACAGTTCCAGGATATGTCGCTGGAAAAAAAGAATTACCTGAAAAGGTAGGGATATTGGTTTTAGGCCAGTATATTGAAAGACTTCGAATAATAAGTTATCTTGGAAACTCTTCTTACCCCGCTTTATCATTTGACCAGTGTTCAATTCATAGAAATGACAAAATTGATAGATATAACTTCTCAGCTCCAATTGAGACTGGAAACTTTGCAATGACAATACACAGATCATCAGATGTTAGTTCTAGTGAGTTTGTTTTTAATTACTCAGAAGGCGCACAAGTTTTCAAAAATTTCAATCAATATGAGCAATTTATGAAAATTTGTCAGAATCAAATAGACAAAGGTGGTAAAAGCACATTCACATACACACTTTGTTCTAAAAAGGATTTCGATGAATACCTTAGTCCAGATGAACAGAGAGAACTTGTAAAAACTATGACATCTACTCAATCAGCATCTTTCAATCCAACAGCATCTGTAACAGTTTCAGCTACACAAAGTTTACCAAGTAATGACTACAAAGAAGAAATGACACTTTTAATAAGAAGAAGATTTGCTTCTGAACCAGGTAAACCGGGTATTAAAAGTTTTATCGATAGATTTACTAAAGATAATTCTAACACATTTGATGTTGATAAAATAATTTCTTTTGGTGAGGGAATTGGTATTAATAATATCGAACAACTATATAAATCTCTTTCTGGTCAACAAAAGTCTGTAATTGGTGATGATGTAATTAAGTATTTAATTTTGAAAAAAGTTTATCCTAAATTAAAAAGAGAACTACAGATTCACATTAACTACTTAATTAAAATAGGAAAACTTAAAAAGGGTGATTATTTTTATTCAGATGGGAAATCCTCAATTGAAAAAGGATTGTTTATTTGGAGAGTTTCTTTTAAGGATACCCGACCTCCAAAAGCACCACTTCCGACAAATCCAACTTTTGCAAATAATTTAGTTTCGGAATCTGGATACAAAGGATTGACAACTACATATACCAACATTATGCTACCAAATGGTCAATTAAATCCAAATAAACCGTCTAAAAATAATAGTTGGGTTATAGAGGATAAAGATCCATCAAGATGGTTTGTTGAAATAAAATTTGTTCCTTTTACTAAATAATCATTTTCTACAATTAATATATAAA